GGTTGTTGATGATTTTTACAAGGATCCTCATGCTATTAGAGAGTTTGCTCTTAAACAAAAGTTCTCTGCTAATCCTGAGTATCACAAGGGTATTCGTACAGAGGAGCAATTTTTCGCACCAGGCACAAAAGAAACCTTTGAGAGGATCATGGACATTAAGATAACAAAGTGGGAAGATCACGGAATGAATGGTAGATTTCAGTATTGTACCGCAGAGGATGCCTTAGTTTATCATTGTGATTATCAAACATGGGCAGCCATGATTTATTTAACTCCAGATGCACCGTATCAATGTGGCACTAATTTATATGCCCACAAAAATGGAATGCGAAATAGTAGACATGGTAACATTGATGAGTGTTTCACTGGTGGTTATTACGATTCAACAAAGTTTGATTTGGTTGATAGTATTGGTAACGTATTTAATCGTCTGTTTATATTTGATGCTCAATCAATACATGCTGCATCACAATATTTCGGTCAAAGCATGACTGATTCAAGATTATTTCAAATATTCTTTTTTGACTAAATATTTAAAAAATTAAAAGAAAATGGCTGTAACTTGGGATGTACACTCTTTGGATGTAACAAAAACGGTAGGAAGTCTATCTGATGTTGTGACCACTATCCACTGGTATGCTTTTGAAGATGTAAGTAAAGGTGATCAAACATACACTGGATCTCATTATGGATCTACACCAATTGCTGATCCTGATAGTGAATCTTTTGTTACATACGCAGATATAACAAAGGATAATGCAATCGCATGGGTTAAGAATGCTCTTGGTTCTGATGAAGTCACAAGAGTAGAAACAGACATTGCTGCTCAAATAACAGCGTGGCAAGAACCCCCAATGTATTCAGGTGTTCCTTGGTCTTAATCTAAATATAATTTTACTAAAAATATGAACAATTTTACTGTTTACAGTAGAGAAGGATGTCCTTACTGTGAAAAGATAAAGGAAGTGATGCAATTAGCAAAACTTCAGCATAGAGTTTATGATCTGGGAACAGATTTTACAAGGGAAGAATTTTATTCGCAGTTTGGTTATGGTTCTACTTTTCCACAAGTGGTTGTTGATAATAAAAATTTAGGTGGTTGTATAGACGCAGTTAAGTATTTACGAGAACAAAAGATAATTTGATTGACTTTTGTAATAGAATCGAGTATAATTGAATTACTACTATAAATAAGTCAAGTACAAGAGGTAACATGTCTGATTTAGACATCGTATTAGTGCTCGCACTACCTGTATCATTCTTATCCTTAGTGATAGGAATACTCGCAGGATGGGTATCCAGAGAATACATGATGAATTATCGAGAGATACCAAGACAACATCCTGAGATGTTTGATGTAAATGGGAACTTAGTTCCAGATGATATTGTAGCATTTAGATTTGAAAATTATGACAACGACGACGAAGACGGGTAGAAAACCTGGTAGACCAAGAAAGGTGGTTGATACACCGATCAAGAAACTACCAAACAACCCTCTTGCTTTTGAAGTTCTAGATCTTGCAAGTAAGCAGAGATCAGTAAACAAAAAAGTCGAAGTTCTGAAAACTTATGAGCATGTTTCTCTAAAGATGCTTTTTCTTTGGAATTTTGATGCAGCCGTAGAAAGTGCACTTCCACCAGGCGAGGTTCCTTACGAATCATATGGTGAACAAACCTCTTCAAGCGGAACTTTATCTAAAAAAATAGATATGCAGACCCGTAGCATGTATGAGACTGGTTCATTTTCTATGGGTGTTACTGATCAGCAAGGTAGAACAACAATTCGTAGAGAATGCACGAAGTTCTATCATTTTGTGAAGGGTGGTAATGACAGTATGAAAAACCTTCGTAGAGAAAGTATGTTTATTAACTTACTTTCAGGTCTTCATCCATTAGAAGCAGAAATAATGTGTTTAGTAAAAGAAAAAAGTTTAGAAGACAAATATAAAATTTCTAGATCAATAGTAGAGGAGGCATATCCCGATATACAATGGAGAGATAAAGCGTGACTGAAACCAAACATAAGAAGAACCGCACTTGGTCAGATGAGGAAAAGTCATCACATAAGGAAGACTATGGTTGTGAAATAATTATTGAAAATGGAACTCTATCTGAATGTAATACTCGTAATGCTCCTACAGATGCACTTATAGTTCACTATATTCATAATGAAAGAGATTGTTATGACTTAACTAGAGGTAGTCGTACAAAACTATTTGATATGTATTATGATAAGTTTAAAAATAACTTAAAGAGTATAGACTATGGTGGTGGTAATATTAAACCTGCTATGTGGGGATACAAAAGTCCATCCAAATCCAAAAAGCGAAAGTAATTCCAAAAATATAGCAAAAAAAATTCCGCCAAATTTTTGACCTGTAGGGTTTTCTGTAACTTTTACTACAGACTACTTGACTAAATAGTGCGGGTATGCTAACATACCTTTACGTTCATCCAAATGATAGAACTCACATTACTGACATCACTCCTTGCTGAACATAATGCTTCCCATTGGGAAATGTCTTGCTCAGAATGGAACCAAAACAGAATTGAGATACTTAGCGATAAGAATCTTAACTCTGATGCTCACGAGTATCTCATAGATTACTTAAGAACTAAGGTGTCAGATGATTGTGATGCTTATATCATTGGACGCAAGTAAGCCGACTCGGAACGGGTTCGTTCATCTCTTATGATTGAAACTTTAATTGCTGCATCAAGTGCTGTTACTACTATAGTTACAGTATCATGTGCAGATATAAACACTCTTGTTGATCGTGCTAAAGTCTACCCTGACCTTAGTGCAGAAGATAGGCAGGAAATTATTGATCTGTATTATGATTTTGGTGACAAATATGGTTTGAATTGTAGAGACGCAAAAGCCGACTGAAGGAACGGGAACACGGATCACTCGCAAGAGTTAAAGGTGTAAATTTCCAACTACTTTAGGAGAAACCAAAATGGCACAAGTCACATACCGTGGTGTTAAATATGACACCGATAGAAACAAAGCAAAGCAGACTAACAAGGTCGATCTAACTTACCGTGGTGTAAGACAAGAAAAAGAACTTACAAGTCTTAAGTGATTGAAACATTAGAGATATGTTTAGCATCTGCTATCTTTCTCACAATCATAACTGCTGAAGTTAAGTTTCTATATGGAAAATAAAACGAAGGGGTTGTACCCCTTCTTTTTTTATGTTATAATTAGTAGAAATACAAAGAACTATGCGAGAACAGTTGATCAAAGCACTTCTTGCTCATGCACAAGGAGACATTCAAAAACATGTAGCAAATGTCGAGGTATATTTGGCGAATCCTGTGGGTATCGGAGAGCACTCAAATATTGTAGAGGCGATAGAGGGTGAACTAGACATGATTGCGAAATATCAGGATCAAATAGACATAATTCAAAAATATTTCAAAAAGTAATGGACAGAGAAAAACTTAAATTACTAGTTCGTCAACTTGAATTAGTTGTGGACAATATAAAGGCAGAAGTATTATCTGATACTGATGCATATTTAACGATGGATACTTATGAAGAGGTAAAAAGGTCAAAACCTCACGATTTAGGTTATGATGAGATTTTTGAGGATGATGAATGAACGAGACTAGCAGAGCAAAAAGATTGATTAAGTTACTTGAGAGACTTTTGAAAAAAAGAGAACTTTATGATGAAGATAAACTTAAATTGATCAAAGAACAATTGAAAACCGCTAAGAATGAACTAGCAATAATTGAAGAAAAGACATCTAAAGGATTTAAATGAACGTATCTCTTGTAAGTGTATCACCTGACGCTGAAAAGCACATGGCATATTGTGCTCGTGTAAGTAATCCTAATAATCAGGACAACGAAAATTATGCAGGTCTATTAAGATACTGTATAAAACATCAACATTGGTCAATTTTTGAGCAAGCGTTTATGACTCTTGAAATTAACACAACAAGAGGACTTGCTGCACAGATATTGAGACATCGTTCTTTTACATTTCAAGAATTTAGTCAAAGATATGCAGATACGAATTTGTTAGATGCAAATATACCTCTACCAGATTTGAGGAGACAGGACACAAAGAATCGTCAGAATAGTATTGATGATATTCCAGAAAAACAGACTAAATTTTTACAAGAGAGAATTAGACAATATTTCAATGAAGGTATGGATTTGTATAATGAATTGTTGAGAGAGGGCATCGCAAAAGAATGTGCTAGATTTGTGTTACCTTTAGCAACACCAACTCGTATATACATGTCTGGTAGTGTAAGATCTTGGGTTCATTATATTGATTTGCGTTCTGGAAACGGAACACAGAAAGAACACATGGATATTGCAAACGCTTGTAAGTCCATCTTTACCGAACAATTCCCCACGGTCTCAGAGGCTCTAGAGTGGGTCTAAATAAATTTACCTAATAAAATACTATGGCTACATATCCTGTTGTTAATAAAGAAACTGGTGAACAGAAAGAAGTTGTGATGAGTATCAATGATTGGGATCAGTGGTGTGCTGATAATCCTAACTGGAGTAGAGATTATTCAGATCCCTCTACAATGCCTGGTGTGGGAGAAGTTGGTGAGTGGAAAGATAAATTGAGAAAAAGTAAACCAGGTTGGAATGATGTTCTCCGAAGAGCAGGTAAAGTTGCAGGATCGAGGGTCAAGAAATTATAATGCCTCGTAAAAGAAAATCCGAACCAATCGGTATAGGTTACACAGCAAAGCAAATGAGAAAAAAGAAACCTATTAATAATGAATATCTTGTAGATATTAGTCCTCTAACTGATAATCAGAAAATTTTGTTTGATTCTTACAATCAACAAAAAAATGTTGTTGCATATGGTGTTGCAGGAACAGGAAAAACTTTTATTACACTTTACAATGCATTGAAAGATGTATTAGATGAAACAACACCCTACGAGAGAGTTTATATTGTAAGATCACTCGTGAGCACTCGTGAGATTGGATTCTTACCAGGTGATCATGAAGATAAGGCAGACATTTATCAAATACCATACAAACATATGGTGAAGTATATGTTCCAGATGCCCTCTGATGCAGATTTTGAAATGTTATATGGAAATCTTAGATCACAAGAAACGATTAAATTTTGGAGCACATCTTTTATAAGGGGAACTACTTTAGATAACGCTATCATCATAGTTGATGAATTCCAAAATCTAAATTTTCATGAGTTAGATAGTATCATAACTCGTGTAGGTGAAAATAGTAAAATATGTTTTTGTGGAGATGCCACTCAATCAGATCTTACCAAAACTAACGATAGAAATGGAATTGTGGACTTTATGAACATCTTGCGAAAAATGGTTTCTTTTGATATAATAGAGTTTGATGTTAATGATATTGTTAGGTCTGGATTGGTTAAAGAATACATCGTTGCAAAACTACAATCAGGTATGTAATGCAAATTTTTAGTGATTATGAGATAGGTGCAAAGTTAAATTATCATTACCTTAACTCAAGACCATTTCCGCATATTGTCTTAGACAATTTTATTAACTCAAATACTGCAACTCAGTGTTTTAATGAACTTAAAACTACTGATCATTGGGCAACTGAAAGTTCCAATAATGCATACATGAGAGATCATCAGGTTAATAAATTTTATACACCTTGGTCTCAAGAAAGTTCAATACAATTACAATATAAAACTCCTACTGTTTATCACACAATACAATATTTTAATTCTAATATTTTTCTCTCATATCTTGAGGATCTTACAGGAATTAAAGGTTTAAAAGGAGATCCTAATTTTGCAGGTGGAGGAGCACATCGAATATCAACAGGTGGTAAATTATCATTACATGTTGATTTCAATATTCATCCACAAACAAATCATTTCCGTGTTTTAAATTTACTTTTATATCTGAATCCAAATTGGATACGTGAGTGGGAAGGATGTTTAGAATTATGGGATATAGACAGTAAAAAATGTGCTAAAAAGATTGAACCAATATTCAATCGAGCAGTGATTTTTACTTTATCAGATAAGTC